GAAAGTTCACTCGTAGTTTTTATCTTGCTCCTAATGTAGAAGTTAGTGAAGCAAAACTAGAGAACGGCATTCTGGTTATTCGCTGTCATAAAGACGTAGATAAGAATCAAAAGACGATTGAAATCCTATGATAAAAAGGTAAACAACTATAATGGATTATCTAGCATTATCGAATAAAGTGCTTCGTTCTCTTAATGAGGTAGAACTTACATCAGCTAACTTCTCTAATAGTAGGGGTATTCAAACGGCTGTAAAGGATTTTGTAAATAGAAGCATTAACGATATCTACACTGCTGAACTGGAATGGCCGTTCCTTCATACAGATGGAACAATTACTACTGTTGCAGGAACAGCGGAGTATGCTCTTGTATCTGGATTTAAATCAGTAGATGTAGACACCGTATATCTGATTGAATCCGGCACAGATGTTAAGATTATTCCGTATGTTCCGTATGTTCAATTTGCTCAACAGTTTCGGGAACGTGATCTTGATCCTACTACTACAGATAACAGGGCTAAACCTGAATATCATTATCTAACTCAGGATGATAAGATAGGGTTTACTCCTATTCCTGATGCGGAGTATACTGTGCATTACGAATACTGGCAGACCCATACTGATCTTTCTGCATATACTGATGAACCTGTATTGCCTACCCGTTATCACGATGTTATTGTAGCACGGTGTGAATACTATGTGCATCAGCTTCGTGCAGACCTGCAAGCAGCGACTTTGAAACACTCTGAGTTTGAAAAAAGGATTGAGCGAATGCGTGTTGATCTGATTAATAAGCCAGACCTTATGCGCTCTACAGCAGTTAATGCTGGCTCTCAATCTAACACACGGCATCCGAAGTACTTCTAAGAATGGCTGAATCAAGACTACGTACTACTGGACAGCTTCTAACAGGAACCGGAGCAACAACTGTATATACTTGCCCGTCTAACTTTGAAGCAGAGGTTAAACTGTTATACGCAAATAACCTACACAGTAGTGCTGTTGATCTTACTATTAAAGCAGTGTTATCTTCTACTGATATACCTATCGTAACTACCTGTAGTATGGCAGCAGATGAGATACTAGATGTACTTAATTCAGGCCCAATAGCAATGCAAGCGGCGGATACTATTGTGGTTACTGCTGGAACAGCAAGTAAATTAAACATAGTTGTAACCGTTAGTGAAAGCTTTGTAGGATAAATGGAAAATATTCAACATCAAATAATCTCCTGTGATGGAGGGCTTGTTCTAAACAGAGATACGTTTACTCAACTTCCCGGTTCTGCGCTTCAATTACAGAATTTTGAGCCTTCCATTAAGGGCGGATACAGACGTATTTCTGGTGTAAATAAAGCGGTTATGCTGGAATTTAATGATACGAACTTAGGTACTACAAGCAAGACCGGCTCTAGTTCGATGTTGATGACTGCTATCCTTAATGAAAATATTATTGCAGCAAGAGGGGCTGTAATCGGTAAGGCAAATTCTACTACTCTTTCTACTTCTCATACTGCTTCTGTTACAACCATGACTGTAGAGAATACTACTGGATTTGCTTCTTCCGGTACGCTGTATATAGGTTCAGAAAAAATTACGTACACAGGTAAAACAAGTACTACATTTACTGGGTGTACTCGTGGAGCAAGTTCTACTACTGCTGTTGCGTATATTAAGGGAAATATAATTTCCTCTGTATGGACAAAGATTGACGAAGCAAGAACAAGTGCTAATAAATATACTTACACACGCTTTAATTTTAACGGAACTAACAAGATTGCTATTGCTGATGGGCAAAACTACGCTGCAACGTATGATGGGTCTACTTTTACACTACTGAATGGTGCTACTGGTTCTGGTGCTGGTACTGCTCCTACTGCTACCGAATCAATCATCGCTTTTAAGAACCACATGTTCTTTTCTAAGTCATCTTCTAATGAGCTTGTATTCTCTGCCCCGTTCTCTGAAAATGATTTTACTCCTGCAAATGGTGCAGGAAGCATAAGCACAAACGATAAGATTATCGGTACGGCAATTTTTCGTGAAAGATTGTTTATCTTCTGTAAGGACAGTATTTACGTTTTAAATGGAAGTAGTATAGCAGATTTTGCTATGCAGCCTATAACACGAAACTTAGGTTGTTTGGATAAATTCTCTATTCAAGAAGTCGGAGGCGATCTCATTTATCTTGCTCCTGATGGTTTACGTACTATTGCCGGTACTGAAAAACTTCACGATGTTGAACTAGGAACGGTAAGTAAACCAATTCAAGAACGTGTAAATGAGATTGGTTTTGATAATATTTCTTCTGTTGTTATCAGAGAAAAATCTCAGTATCGTCTTTTCTTTCCTTCAACAGTAGGATCAGAAGCAGTTCAATTAGGTCTTATAGGAGTTATAAAACAATCACATGAAGGGCAGATTGGTTTTCAATGGTCTGACATGAAAGGAATAAAACCCAGTTGTGCTGATTCTGAATATATCGGAGATGTAGAATTTGTTTTGCACGGAGGATATGATGGTTTTGTATACAGACAGGAAAATGGAGATACTTTTTCTGGAACAAACATAAAAGCATTTTATCGTTCTCCCGATGTTATCGTAGGAGATGCGGGTATTCGTAAAAGTATGCAACGAGTTATTACAAACTACAAAACAGAAGGCGCAGTTTCAGCAGAATTAAGAGTTCGATATGATTATGATTCACCTGATATCGCTCAACCTTCTGCATACGCTATAACGGAAGGCGCAGGTATTGCAGTATATGGTCTGCCTGTAAGTACGTATAATACAGCAGTATATGGTTCATCTGGTACACCGCTTGTAAGACAATCAGTAGAAGGAGGAGGATTTGCAGTTGCAATTAAATTTGATGAATCTTCTGGTTCCTCCCCATTCACACTAAACGGATTTCAACTAGAATTTACTGCCGGTGGCAGACATTAAAAAGAGGCATTAATGGGTAATACATACACAAGACAATCCACTTACGTTGACGGCGATGTTGTTCAAGCAGCAGATTCTAATGATGAATTTGACCAACTGGTATTAGCCTTTACTGCTGATTCAGGCCATTCACATGACGGTACTTCTGCTGAAGGTGGCGATGTAACTAAGCTGTTAGGTACGGCTATTACGATTGGTGATGGAACTGCCGGTACAGATATTGCAGTTACCTTTGATGGAGAATCAAATGATGGTGTCCTTACGTGGATGGAAGATGAAGACCATTTTAAGTTTAGTGATGATGTTGTTATTGACAGCACTAAGCGGTTGTATCTTAACGATGAGGGTGGAGAATATATCCACGGCGACGGTACAGACCTCTACCTTGTATCCGGCGCAGATATTAACATTCCCGCTGATATTGGCTTAACTTTCGGAAATGACGGGGAGAAGATTGAGGGCGATGGAACCGATCTCACTATTTCAGGTAATAATATTAATCTCACTGCTGTTGCCGATGTCAATATTCCTAGTGGTGTGGGTATCACTTTTGCGGCAACGGAAAAAATCGAATCAGATGGAACAGACCTTACGGTCACGGTTGGGGCCGGTGGGGACGTTAACATCCCAGCGGATATCGGCATTACTTTCGGTGATGATGGTGAGAAGATTGAAGGTGATGGTACTGATCTTACAATTTCAGGTAACAATATTAATCTCACTGCTGTTGCTGATGTGGTTCTACCCGCCGATGTAGGAATTACATTTGGTACTGGCGAGAAGATTGAGGGCGATAACACCAATCTTACAGTAACTTCCGGTGCTGCTATTAATCTTACCGCAACTACTGATGTTGTTATTCCAACCAACGTAGGTGTAACTTTCGGTACTGGTGAAAAGATCGAAGGTGATGACACGGACCTTACGGTTACATCAGGTGGAGCGATTAACCTTACTGCTACAACGGACGTAGTTGTTCCTACTAATGTGGGTGTAACCTTCGGTACAGGCGAGAAGATTGAAGGTGATGATACTGATCTAACTGTAACATCAGGTGGAGCGATTAATCTTACTGCAACTACTGATGTGGTTGTTCCTGCTAATGTGGGAGTTACGTTTGGTACAGGTGAGAAGATCGAAGGTGATGATACTGACCTGACGGTAACTTCCGGTGCAGATATCAACCTGACTGCTACTTCTGATATCAATGTTCCAACAGATGTAGGAATTACCTTTGGTGATGACGGTGAGAAGATTGAGGGTGATGGAACAAATCTAACCATCTCTTCCTCCGCTATTGCTACTGTAGATGCAGGTACAGATATCGTTCTTGATGCTGATGGTGGTGATATCTTCTTCAAGGATGATGGCACTACGTTTGGTTCGATGACCAACACAAGTGGCGACTTGATCATCAAGTCTGGTACGACTACTGCAATGACGATGAGCGGTGCCGATGTAACCTTCGCAGGAACCGTGACAATAGGCAGTGCTGGTATCTCTGAAACAGAACTAGAGATTTTAGACGGTGCTACTGTAACTACCACTGAACTGAACATCATGGATGGCGATACCTCTGCCACTTCAACGACTGTTGTTGATGCAGATAGGGTTGTATTCAACGATGACGGCACCATGAAACAGGTAGCTGTTACTGATCTTGCTGCATACTTAGATGATGAAATCACTGCGATGCCTAATCTTGTAACTACAGGTGCATTGGATAGTGGCTCTATTTCATCTGGTTTTGGTAGTATTGATAATGGTACTTCCAACATCACCTCCGGTGGGTTGCTTTCGATTGACGTTGATGCAGATGCAGATGATCGTACAGGAGATAGTGCTACTGGTCGCCTAACAATCGGTGCCAGTGAAGATTTGAACCTGTATCATGGTGGAACTAACTCCTATATCGTAAATGATACTGGTGATCTAGTTGTAGATACTGCCGGTGATATTGTTCTTGATGCAGATGGAGGGGATGTTTTCTTCGGTGATGACGGTGTTACCTTCGGTTCTGCTACGAATACCAGTGGTAACTTGATTATTAAATCCGGTACGACTACTGCACTGACCTTCAGCGGTGCTAACGTAACCGCTGCTGGTACGATTGGTTCTGGTGCCATCACCTCTACTGGTACTGTAACTGCTACTGGTTTCACAATCGGATCAGCAGAAATTACTGAAACAGAACTAGAAATTCTTGACGGTGCTAATGTAACCACCAGTGAGCTAAACTTATTGGATGGTTCAGCTAAATCTACATCATCCATTACTATTGCGGATACCGATGCATTCATTGTGATTGATGGTTCAACTACAAAACAAATTCCTGCATCTGATATTAGTACGTATGCTGGTGGTGTTACAGAAGGTACTGCCACGGCATTGGCGATTGCTTTGGGATAACATAGCTAAAAAAGGAAATAAACATGGCTAATACTTTTAAGGCGGTAACTAAGGCAAACGTGACCTCTGCTGATGTTATCTACACTGTTGCAAGTAGCACAACTACTATTGTTCTGGGGCTTATGCTGGGGAACACAACGAGTAGTGCAACTACTGCAACTGTTTCGTTGGGGTCTGATACTGCTGGTAGGGCAGGAAATAATGATGAATCTAACCAGACGGTAGAACTTATTACTGATGTTAGTATTCCCGGTAACAGTTCATTAGAATTGATGGCTGGTAATAAGGTCGTTATGGAAGCTACAGATACGTTGTCTGTAACGGCAGGAGCATCCACAGACGTAGTTCTGTCAATCATGGAGATTACATAATATGCCATATCTTG